TAGAGGAACTAGTATTTCCTGCTAGCATATCTCTTAAAGAGCGGAGAGCGAAGATCGCTTCTCTCGTTCCTTTGACACCGCCATAGATGACTGCATCCTCAAGATGTTGCATGTGAGTATTCTTACCAGCTTTGGAAGCTTCGGATAGATATGTTTTAAATGTTTTCATTACTTTAATAGATCAGTGACTGTTTTACCCTTTTCCCAAAATTTACAAGACCAATATTTTGCTTTCCATTTTGGACCTGGATCAGTATCACATTGGAAGCGTGCTCTAAAATTCTTTAAACGAGCTGGATCATCGCGCTTAATGTCCATATCAGGATCGCCAAAACCAAGTTTGATTATGTTGTCCTTATCGTTCTTTACATAAACATAGAACTTCTTCTTGCTGTCATCACCACGAAATGGCTTATTCAATTCGACCTTCTTACCTTGATATTCCGCTTCGGTAATATCGCCGCTTAGGATCTTGTTAGAGGCTTCGATTAGAGATCGCATTATTTTTCTTTTATGATTATATATGAGCTAGAATCAGATGTTGAACTACCTGCGTAATTGATGATTTGCGTAATAAACTTATTAGCTTTAATACCACCTTTCGCAAGAAGATTGAGTACATACAATCCACCGAGTTTACCGTGAATCCAAATTCCAGGATTTTTACCAATAGCGTTTAGTTTTTCTACTACTTCTTTCTCGGTAATTTTCTTATCAACGGTCTGAAGCAATTTAGTAAACTTGGCAATAGCCTTTTTATCGCCACTAGCGATGAGTGATGCTTCCTTTTTCATTGCTGAAGTTTTAGGAAGCTCTGTACGATAAATTCTCTTTGCCGCATCTGATAATACTCCCCAAGATGCACCACCACCACGAGCGCCTTTACCCTTGATTTCGACTTTATGCGTACCAAATGCGTTATTATCGCGGATATCAAGTTGACCAGCTTGGTGCGTAATGTAATTGGCTTTAGTTGTATACCACTCGCCTCGCTTTAATGCTTTAATGTGACCTGCGCTATACTTATAGTCTTCGGTTTCAGCAGGCCGCTCAACATTCTTTTCTACACCCTGTGCACCTTTTGCAACCTTCTTCAATGATACTCCAACTAAACGCTTTTGTAGATAGAGATCTAGAATATCATCGTTCATACCTTCTACAGTTGTAGTTGATATCTCCTTTACTGAGAAGTCTGAGTCAGCAACCCAAATGTCTCCAGGATTCCACTTATCGTCAGGTAGCGGTTTAAAATCGTTGTTCTTGAAAGCTGTATTTTTAGCAGAATATATTGCCTTCATCAAAGAATCATCGCGGTGAAACGTCATTCCCTTTTCAATGATACGATTTTTAATTGCGTATTGCGCAGAGAGATAAGACGAAACTTTCCAGCCTTCGTCAATTGCTAAAATCTCTTTAAGCGAAGATTTGCCAACACTCACTGATTTAAATGCTTTAGTAAGAACTTTATCAGTGAAACTTTCAATCGGCATAGCAGAACCAATATCAAGCATTGCTGCCATCCATACACACTGTGCAGATTCACCAATTGCAGTACCAGTTGTACCACCACCTGCTCCTGCTCCACCACCAAATTCTGGTGTTTTCAGTAGATCAGATATGGATATTTCAGAGCCACCTTTACCGATCAGTTTGAATACTTTACCATCTTTTTTGAATTGTTCAATAGCTGCAAGAGCTGTTGAAGTATCAGTAACAAGAAATTCTCCACCCTGTGCGAGGGTAAGAGGTTCTTGCTTACGTATCTTGTTTGCTAAGATCTCGGTGCGAGCAGTACCACTATTTGGACCACCAGTCGCTGGTTTCTTCAATTCGCCTGGTACGAGTTTTGTTCCTTCAAGGAGAAACGACTGAAAGGATTTTAGTGTATTAAGCATATGTTTCGATCATGCGAGTGAGTTCACTTTCAGAGACACTTACGCCAGACTTAATAGTACCAGCCATCATGTTTAAAGCACGGGATAGTTTTCTTAAATTGGCAGATTGCTTAGACTTACCTTTACGTAGCATATCGACAACTGACTTACGTGTCTTTAAGTCCAGATCGAAACTACCATCTAACTTGATCTTACCAACAATGTTTTCCATGAAGTCATAGATCTCAGTTTCAGTAGGGTCAATCTCGATCATAAACGCTCGAGTACGAAGAGCACCATCAGGATCAAGTTTGTCCATCTTCAAGTTCGAGATAAAGATAACCTTACCTGTAAAGTTGAAGTAACGTGGGATCAAATTGGCATCGATCAGTTCTTGAGGATCTTCGTATTCGTCAGGTTCAACAACGTTCTTCCCCATCTTATTCCAAACCAACTTGCGAACTTTCTTAGTATCAGTAGCAGCTTTAAAAATGTTACGTGCTTCTTGATCTTTCAGCGCATCATCAGAATCATCGAAAAGAATAATACCGTCTTGATTCTTAAACAAGAGTGAGTAGATACCTGCAGCAGATGCTGTACCAGTGTTCTTAAAGTAACCGTTACCATCAGACAAACCTGCATCTTTTAGTACCTTTTCAACTGTGAATGTCTTACCAATACCACCGCGACCTGCGATGAAGAGTGCGTTCGCTGCACCAGATATTGTCATCTTAATCAGATTCTCTAAGTCAGCCAATTGCTTTTCATAATCCAATCGCTCGCGGTTTGCTTCTAATTCGTCAAGCTGAGGATTATGTGAGTATGTTTCTTTAGAAGTTCCTGAACGGACAGTACCACGAGTTGTGCCGATTGCTGCTAGAATTTCGCTCTTTTGAGAAAGAAGCTTTTTAACATCTGCATCACTTCCAGACCAATTATACTTTCTTCCATCCTTTGTGATGATAGCTGGATTTCTAGCTTCGAGCTCATTAAAGATTTTAGTACCAAGATACTTCCAAACCTTATAGACCTTATGCTTTGTAAAACCTGGGCTTGAGATAAGAGAAACTACATTATCATATGCATCTTCTGGATTAACTGCTTCATTCAACTCTTCGCATTCTTCGCCGTCTTCTAGGCTTTCGTTGAGAGGAGCACCCATTGGGTATGTTACAAATTTGCCAGACTTTACCTTTCCAGCTTTGATCATATCAGCAAGCTGTGGAAGAATTTGTACTAATGATACATCTGTTTCAAAGGAGATATGATGGTTTGGTCCTGCTGATGAACCATTCCATAGATCGATCGAAGATAGATTATTAGTGTTAGCTGATCCGACAGACTTCCAATTGAATCTCCACGATTCAATCTTTTTGCCTGGAGCATAGAATCTTACTCCATACCCAGCGCCATTTGAGTTTTTGAACTTCTCTAATCCTTGAGTTACAAAAATCTTGCTGTTACCAGTCGCTTTGCGAAGGTACTTAAGCATTATAACAGAGGCTTTTTCGAGAGATCCTGTAGAGAGCTCTTCAGTAATGTATTCTTTAAATTCTAGCATTGTTCCCATGGTGTGTTAAGTTAAATGTTGCTACTTAGATCTATTTATAACAAAAGAGATTTTAATATTCTGCCCATTTGCAGTTTTTCCAGCGGCTCTGTTCATACCATCGTATGAATAAACCCTTTTCCCTTCCATGAGCTTCAATCTCCCATGGAAGGTCGTAATAGTCTACAGCGTTACATTTGACAATAGATCCTTGCCATTTACATATATTGATATCGGTAGAAAGATCTTGCAGTTCGCTCCTCGCGAATTGTTTCACGTGTACTATTTCGTGTGCAACAGTTTCCAACATTATCTGTAAACTCTGAGATGAATCTACTCTTATTGTAAACTCTCTTGGCCGTGTACGACTATCTTCCCATATACAGTCTCCAGCAACGTTATCCTTTTGACTCAGTCTAGGAATAAGGTTGATGTCGATGCATAGTCTATCTCGCAGCCGTGGCATTAACTTCATAGCAGCGAATCGAGCGAGATCCTCTGCCATCTCGCGCTTCTTTCTACTAGATCCGACTACGACGATATTCATTATATCTTAAACGCGCTGAAGTCTTTATTCGGTGTCGATGGCGCAGATGTTATTTCATCGCTTGACAATGTCTGAGCAGAAGCTTCAACATCATACAATCGCATCTTCGATCGATCGATACCTACACAGAACCTTTTGTGCTGAGAGATATCATTATATCGATTCTTCAATTGCTTTATCATTACTTGATTTGCTGCTTCAAGTTGTTCAGTTGATATAAGAGCAATCATAAGATCACACGTTGCTGGCAAACCAAAACTCTCAGATGTATCAGTGATCTCAACATCAGTATTACCAAATCCAGTACGAGTTGATTGCGTCGCAGACCAAATAGGAACATTGAACTCAACTGCCAAACCTCTAATCTCTTCAGCAATTGCTTTGATATAAGAGTAAGTATTGATAGAACCTCCGAGACCTTTCATACGTGAGCTTGCACAGATGTTAAGATAATCGATATAGATGACATCAGGAGTAAACTTCTTCTTCATCTTCAGCTCATTTAAGAGCGCACGAAAATGACCTACGTGAGCAGATGCAGTCGGATACTCTTTAATGATTAACTTACCTTGTGTCTTATCGTTGATATGTTTTACCTTATTAACGAATGCAGACTTATTGAGATCTTTGAGCGTTGCGATATCAACATCAAATAGGTTTGCATCGATACGTTCAGCAATCTTCTCTTCTGCCATTTCCATCGTGATGTACAACACATTCCTACCTTGTGATAAGGCATCAGCAGCAAAGTGACACATAGCCAAAGATTTTCCCACACCTGTACCAGCAAGTACAATATTCAATGACTTACGTGGAACACCACCTGCAGTGATAGTGTTTAGCATCTCTAAATCGAATGGAGTCTTATCTTCTTTAAGATGATAAAAGTCATAGCGCGCTTCAGCATTATCTAAGTAGTCGTGGCCAACATTAGTATCGAAGTTGACTGATAGTGCTTTAGTTAAGATATCAGGAATTGCTCCTTCTGCCTTCTCAGATTTGCCATCAATAATAGAAATTGCTTCCATTAATCCAAGATAGACAGATCGGTCTTTGCACCATGTTTCAGTCGATTCTAACAACCATTCAACATCAACCTCATTCTCGTTACGCAGCTCTTTAATTAGTGAGAGTGCGTCATTCGCGATCGGGCGATTAACATACTCAGAGCTTTGGAACTCAACTTCAAGTACAGCTGGGGTTGGAAGCTTATTATACTTAGTTATGAATCTTAAGAATAAGTCATATACTGCTTGATGTTGTTCTTCGAAGTATTCGCCTTTAATATGTGGAATAACTTTTCTGCAAAAGCCTTCATCATTAGTCAGTGTCTTGAGTATTATCGTCTGTAGATTTTGTGGCATTTCCGATTTGTGCGTCCTGATTATTTAAGATTTCTGTTAAGATATTTCCAATGTAGTTTCTAAACTCATCGCTCGTTTCTAGCTCTTCAGTAGTATATGGATCTACCGCTCTTTCGATTATGAAGTCGAACTTTAGACGTGCTAAGTCATTTTCAACATCTTCTTCGATAGTAACTTTACCATACGTATAGATTATATTCGCATAAAGACCTTCTAAGATCTTAATAGAATAGAGATCTGAGTCTACCTTTTCAACAAAAGTATATGCACTACTCATCTTCAATTGATGGTTCAGTTTCAAGACGAAGCTCTTCGAGCATAGAAACATGAGCAACCTTATATCGTTTCTCGATGCACTTCTCAAAGTCTGTCTTATCGAATACTGTTGTCCAGAATTCTTCAGTCATTGTTTGTGCAGCACGAAGGTTTCCACTCAGCTCTTCCTTTGTCTCAGGATTCATTGCCATATACCAACCATTCTTAGGTTTGACAACGTGGCCAGTTTCAAGAGCAAGATCTAATAGACCTGACCACTTCTCAATACCTCCGTCCCAACTTACACTAATTGGGATCTTAGACTTCTCCTTCACAAAGCGAGACTTCTCGATGTTAATGATGAAGTGATAACCTGAGATTTCAGTACCAGTCTTTTCTTGACGACGACCAATAATCCACACATCATTCGCTGAGTACATAACACCTGTGCCACCAGAAACTACTGCCTTTGAGAACATCTCCTGTGTTTGATACGTATGGTTGACAGCAAGAAGAGGAATATCTTTGAGTGTCAAGAACGGTGTAATCATGCGGAATAGACCTTTAAGAGCCTTAGCTCGAGTCATATCAGCAACTGACTTCATATTCTCGGCATCTTCGATTTCTTTCTTCGAGGCAATATTGCCAATAGAATCAATCACTACCATCACTTTATCCTTACGATCAATTTCAGTAAGCTGATGAACAAGATCGAATTTGAGTTCTTCAATATTGGTAACAGGTGTGTGTAGTACACGGGATGTGTCAATACCAAAACTCTCAAAGTACGATTGTGGTGAACCAAACTCCGAATCATAGAACATGAGAACTGCATCCTTATGCTTCTTCATATAAGCACCTGCCATCAGAAGGGCGAATGATGTTTTGAAGTGCTTACTTGGACCAGCGAGGACTGTTAGACCTGAAGAGATACCACCTTGAGTGGAACCAGAGAGTGCGACGTTAATCATCGGCACCGACGTTTGAGTCATCTCCTTTTCGGAAAAGAACTTTGATTCTGACAGGATATCGGCACCAGCGGTGCGACTTGATTTTTTTAGTTTTTCTAGTAGTGACATAAGTGTTGTTAATTTAAGATGTAATTATACCATTTTTAATGGTCTTTGTAAATGTCTAAATGCTATAGGAAAGCATCTAATCCTCCAGTCGGCTCTGTCCAGTTCTTACCCTGCCAATGAGGATATGATGCTCGAGATAGATGAACCGATTGTGGTTTTTCCATTACATCGAAGCTGAGTTCTCCAATAGTATTCTTTAGATTTGACGTCCACATATACACTGTTGTATGACCTTTAAGTCTTTCGATAAAGGCTTGGCGTACATCTGTTCGTTCTTGCCATGATCCATAGAATGGAGTCTTTTTATACCAACCTGTTTTCGGTACTTTACGAGATTCGTTCTCAATTGGAAGTGGCTCCCAAGGAATAACACTTGCATCATATGCTCTAGCAATTCGGTATAGTTCAGCACTATATCGATCTGCTAGCTTTTCAGCTTCTTCGATTGGATTATCGAATCTGCATAGGTGATGTCGTATATCAATGTTGCCAAAATATGTTTCGATCTTATCATACTCTTTACCTTCTGGAATGAACGTTTCAAAGCCACGATTGATAGAACCATGCAGTGTAGAGAATGGAACAGATACGTTTTCCCATTGAGGACGAT